CTACGGTTAAAGCGAACCCAGAAGGGATTCCACAATACATACGATACATTAGATTGAGAGCTAAATGTTGAGCGTGAATTAATTCCTCAGCCATAACCGCTCTCTGACGTTGCGCATATTCAAAAGTATTAGCATTTAAAAATTCGGGTAACATTTCGGTACTAAATAAAACATCACGATTAATTTCTACTTGGTTATTTTTAGAGGCATACCATTCAAGAATAATATCAAACGCAGCACTCACACACGAAGATTGGAGTTTATCTCCAAACGCGCTATAATCTCCTTGAATAAAAGATGTTATACCATTACCAGACAAATAATGCAAAAGTTCAGCCCATTCAGGTCCAGTCGCATTTATACCTAAAGCACATTCGTTAAAAATTCGATTTTTTTGATAAGCTGCCTGAAATAATCCAAAATGTCTTTTAATAGCGATAGTATATTCAACGGGTGATATCGAGAATACACGGGTCGATCCGGGAATAGAATTCTTTTCTATTAACTTTCGCTCATCTTTCAAAGAATCCACAAAAACCGTGTCAGGTATTTCTCCTAACATTCTACTAGATGTATTCTTCCTAATGAGTTCTTCCAAAATAGGATGGTATCCCATAAATTTTCGCTCTCCCTCAATCTCTTCAACAAAAATCAACCACTTTTTACTACTGGCAGATTTAGGTCTATCTAAGATCAAAGGATAACCTTCTGAAGTTCTCATTTCAATAGGTTTAAATCCTTCAAGACCGGGGATCCCTATAACTATATCTTCATCTGACAAAATCGAATTGTTAGTATTTAGTAAAGGGGACTCCATTAATACAATCTTAGACATAAGGTCAGTTTTAGCTCTATCTAACAAATCTTTTGGAAATTCTAAAGGTACAGATCCATGTTTTTCTATTCCTAGACGCAAAGGAGAACTATTAGGTGGAAGTCTAGGATCTTCCGGACATAATGGAGCTGGTTCAGAAACATGCTTAAATTCTAAATCAAAAGCTAATGAAGGAACTAATTGAGTACGGCGTGGTTGGTGAACTTCTAATCTTCGAGGAACACAACCAAGTTCCATCAAGTCACTTTCGAACTCTAATTTTGGGTTAATTTCATCACAACTTTTTAACATATTATGATCTATAATATTAAAACCCCCTAAATCCGAAAAATATTCACGAAAAATTGGCTCTCCATAACCCACTTTCGTTTTATCTGTTCCAGCTACATGAATAGCAACAACCTTGACCCTTGGAGCTAAAGATACAATAACAGATCCACACCGCCCTTTACCAGATATACCGTAACTAAAAACATCTTCTAATTTCTGAGAACTTAGAGCACCATCTTTTCTAATCATAATGTTAGGAACAAGATCGAGAGTTATCATAGTATTCTCAATGCACGAAGGTTGGTACTCAATAAAACACGCTTCTGATGTTATTTTAGCATGTTCGTCCTCATTAGCTATCCATTTACGCATATCAGGAAATTGAGGTATCAAATTTGGTAATTTCATTATTGCTAAAGATGAATCTACATGCTCGATAAAAGAACAATTAACATAATCTAAAGAAATTTTACTGTCAGTGCGAACAAAAAAAAGCTTAGCGTTAGGAAAACGAAGTAGTAGATCTTTTAAACATTCATGAAAGTGTTTAGTAACTAAAACAAAA